CAACGATCAAGCGCTTCGTGCCAGGGCTGAAGGGTGGGGCGGGTGAAATGGTGGGCAAGACCTTCTATGACCCCGTGCTGGACGCCACCATCGTTTGCGGACTGAACGCGCAGCAAATCGGCTTTGACCCCGACAAGCAAGAGGTTCTGGACGCAGTGTTCAAACAAGTTGCCGATGTTTTGTCCTGAAGATCAGTCACAAATGACTATCTAACCCTGCAAACGCACAGTAACATTCACGCTGTTAGAAAACATTTTTTTGTTAAGGAGAATCCATGTCATCGAACCCTCAAATCGCCGTTGACGACGACGAAATCGCCGCCTTGCTCGATGAGCTGGAGGCAGAAACTGGCATTGCCAGCACTGCACCGGCTCCCGCCAAGACCGTCAAGCCCGCCGAACCCGAACCCGTCAGCGCCAGCGAGCTGGACGATCTGGAAGACCTGAATGAGTTGGACGAGGTGGTCGCGCAAGCTGAACCCGAACCCAAGCCCGAGCCAGCACCAGAACCTGCCCCAGCTCCCAAAGTGGCCAAGAAAGCCGCACCTGTGAAGGAGACGGTCGCTCCCGCCCCCGTGGTGGAACCCAAGACTGCTGACTTTGCCGATGTCGCCGATGCGTCCGAACTGAGTGAAGACGTGCCGCAGACGGCCAGCGCCAAGTTGCAATACTTCGTGGACGTGAACCAGTTCAACCGTGACACCAAGCTCACGGAAGCGACGCTGGATGGCGCCATGATGGAGCAGAGCAGTCTGCGTGCCTACTACGGTACACAAGCGGCGTATGCAGAGGCGCAGCACGCCCGCCTGAAGGTGCGCTTTGACGTGCTGGAAGCCAAGCTGTACGACGAGATTCGCAAGTCCCTGGCTGCCGGCGGTGAGAAGGTCACTGAAAAGATGGTGGAAAACGGCGTCAAGCTCGACCCGCGCTGGCTCAAGGCCAAGAACGCGGTCATCGAAGCGGACACGATCGCCAGCATCAACAAGGGCTTGGTCGCATCCCTGGCCGATCGTCGCGACATGATGATCCAGATGGGAGCTGACCGCCGCGAAGGATACAAGGGCGCCATGCGCGTCATGGAAGCCAAGAACGAAGCCGAAAACCTCGGTGCCCGTGCGAAAGCTGCGTTCCAGAACGCTCGCCCTCAATAAATTGTGGTTCCCCGTGACAGGATAAGTCACGGATGAACTATAATGTAAGTGCTCAAGACGTAAAACTCAAAAGCATCAACCCAACTAACCAAACTAGGAAAAATCAAATGGATACCTCGAAACTTCTTGAACTCATGAAACAGAAAAAGGCCGCTCTGAAGTCGAAAGACAAGACGATCAAGCCCCAACCTGGCTCGAACCGCTACATCTTGCTGCAAGGCTGGCGTAAAGGCGAAGAGCATGTGTGGTATCACGACTTTGGCCAGCATTACATCAAGAATGCCGCCGACGAAATTCAAGCCGTGTACCCTTGCAACGAAGCGATCTATGGCAAACCTTGCCCGATCTGCGAAGGTCTGAACCGCGCTCAACACGCTGCCGGTGACGACGAAACGGTCGAATTGCTCAAGAAGGCCAAAGCAGGCCGCAGCTTCTTGATGAACGTGCTGGCACTGGACAGCGAAGACCCCAACACCCCTCAGATTCTCGAAATCAAGGCAACCGCGTTTGGCCAGTTGGTCGATGCTGTTGAAGAGTGGGCCGCTTCCATGTTCGATCCAGACGAAGCGCAAGTGTTCGTCATCACCCGCGAGGGCAAGGGTCTGAACACCAAGTACGCCGTGCAAGTTTCTCCCAAGAAGCAAGCCGTGCCGAAAGCTGCATACAGCAAGCTCGCCAACCTGGACGAGTACGTGCAGCAAGAGTCCGACGAGCAAAAACGCAAAGCGTTGTCGGCGATCAACAACGTGGCTGGCATCTTGCCCGCTGCGCACTCTGACCGCCCCAGCACTCGCGCTTTGCCAGCCGCCAGCACCGATGCTGAAGTGATCGAAGAGGCCGCTCCGCGTGCCGCCAAGGTCGCAGCACCTGCACTGGACGAAGAACTCGACGATCTGTTGGGCGACTTGGGCTAAGTCACCAATGAGGCAATGCAGTCTGGAGCTTCGGCTCCAGGCTTGCTGCCCTCTCATCCCATGCCTAAATATCTACTCATCGACGGCAACAGCGTCGGGTATGCCAGCCACCATGCAACGAAGCTCTCGTCCGGTGGTCAGGAAACCCAAGCTGTTTTCGGCTTTCTGAAGACCATGCGCGAACTGCGCGTGACTTACCCCGACCACACGCCGATCGTGTTGTGGGACGGACGTGCGGAGTGGCGCTTCGCACTGAACCCCTCTTATAAGAGCAACCGCAACGACGACCCCAAGAAGGTCGCTGTCAAGGAAGCCTACAAGAGTCAAACGCCGTTCATTCGTGACGCCCTCGAAGCGCTCGGTATCCGTCAGATGACGGTGGCCACACACGAAGCGGACGACATGGCTGGTTATCTGGTGAGCACGCTGATGCAAAAGCCAGACACCGAAATCGTTCTCATCTCCGGTGACGGGGACTGGATTCAGTTGGTGCGCACGGGGGTGACGTGGCGCGACATGCGCGACGACGCCAAGATCGTGACGATCGCCAACCTCTTCGAGAAGACCGGCTACAAGACCCCGCTGGCGTACCTCGAGGGCAAATGCCTTCAGGGTGACTCGTCAGACGTGATCTCAGGCGTTGGTGGTATCGGTGAGAAGGGCGCACCTGAGTTCCTGGCTGAGTTCGGCAGCGTTCGCAACTTCTGGAAGGTCTGTGCTGACGGCACGTTTGTGCCGAAAAAGAAAGCACACATCAACCTCTACAAAGGCACAAGTCCACTGACTCTCGAGGAGTGGACTCTTACCTACGCAGGCGACCCTGCCGACGAAGCTGCGAAAAAGAAGCACATGGACGCCTGGCCAGGACAGGGGCGCGTGCTCTTCGGACGCAACCTGAAGCTGATGCAGCTCATCAAAGTCGCCAAGCCCGACCCAGCGCACGTCGAAGTGCGCAAGGGCCAACTGAACCGTGAACGCTTCCAGCAAATCTGCGAGGAGCTTGGCTTTGCCAGCATCCTTAAACAGCTGGACGTGTTTATTAACCGATTCGAGACGATGTAATGGCGACATTCTTCGTCATTCGACACAAGACAGACGGGACGTTCTGGTCGCCACCTGGCGTCTCAAGCACGCCCCAACTGTTCTCTACACGCGGCAAGGCCGAAGGTCGCCGCAAACAACTCTGGCATCCCGACGATCGCGAGGTCGTCGAAGCCACCCTCACACTCAAGGAAAACAATCATGGCAACCTCAGTAGCTGATCTCGTGGCTCAACTCGACAAGGAGTTGGGCGCCAATGCCGATGGCCAACAAGTCACCAACTTCATCGACACCGGCTTTCCTCCCCTGAACAAGATCATGTCAGGCCGCTATGACGGTGGTCTGCCAATGGGTCGCATGGTGGAAATGTTCGGCGAGTCGTCAACTGGTAAGACCGCGCTGGCAACGCAGTGGATGGTCAAAGCGCAACAGATGGGCGGCGTGGCTGGCTTCATCGACTGGGAGCGCTCGTTCGATGTGGGTCTGGCTGAAGGCTTCGGTCTGAAGTCTGAGCGCCCTTACTGGCTCTACTCTAAGCCGAAGACTTGGGAGGAGGGCAACGTGACTGCCGCAAAAGCGTGCAAGATCATCCGTGAGTCCAAGGTCATCAAGCCTGATGCGCCAATCCTGTTCGTCTTCGACTCCATCGCTGCTGCACTGCCCAAGAGCCAGGCAGAAAAGGAGATCGACGAGTACACCATGAACGACACCACGGCGCTGGCCCGCGTCACCTCGACGACTCTGAAGGCGATGGCGCAGCACTGCGAAGAATTCAACGCCACCTTTCTGTATCTGAACCAGATGCGATTGAAGCCTGGCGTTGTCTATGGCGACCCACGCACCACCCCTGGCGGCAAAGCGATGGAGTTCTACGCAACGGCGCGACTGGCTCTTGGTCGTCAGAAGATCATGGAACTCGTCGACGGATCGAAGGAGTTCATTGGGCAAAACGTCTCAATTCAGTGCGTGAAGTCCAAGATGACAAAGCCCTTTCAGGAGACTTCGATCCGCATGAGTTTTGATGAACTCGGCGCGGCACAGTTCGACACAATTACCAGCCTGCTGGAGTATCTGATCGCGAACAAGCTGATTACGTACTCCAAACCACGCGTGACGTGGACAGACGGTAAGCAGTATTTTACAAAAGCGCTGGCTGAGAAGATTCGTGCTGACGGGTCGTTTGCCGAGCTTGTCGCAATGTTGCCATAGGCAAAACACCACCACTGCGTTCTATACTGAGGGACTTCTGGGACTCAGGAGAGTGCGGTGGTGGATCAGACGGTAATAGGTTTCATTCCTCCGATCATCGGAGTGGAGGGTGAATTCAATACCTTCCGGTTGGGCAAGAAGTTCGCGAATTTGCCAGTCGGTTCCGAAGTGCTGCTGATGGATGAGCGACGCAAGGTGGTCTTCGGCAAAGCGGTTGTTTTGGATACTTCGGTAGGGCCGATCAGCGCGTTGTGCGCGGTCTACGCTGCCGAAAATCACACTGAGCTTCAGCATCAGGACGGCCAGCACGCCGAGCGCTTGTTTCAGACCCTGACCAAGATTTACGGGCCGCACATTGTCAAACCCAACACGACCGCCACGGTCATCAAACTGAGGAGAAGAGAGTAGTGAAAATCGTGCCCCACAATGTGAACTTCAAGCATCAAGGGGCATGGTACGAACTCGAAGACGGGCGAGGCATCTACTTAGCGCACCGCAGAATGTCGCAGGTGCTCGCCAAACGCAACGCTTGGTGTATCGAGCGCATTGCGCTGGAGGACACGCTTAGTCGTGGTTATCAGTTCGCAGGCGTACTGGTCAAAGACGGCAAGCGCAAGCTGCTGTACGCCACCAAGGTCGAGGACTTCTTCGGTGAAGCCTCCTTTTCGAACCCCAAGAACATTCTTCAGCGGTGTCTGCCGCTGAGTCGATTTCGTATCACGCCATCCATGAACAGGGTAAATGTCGAAGCCGCGATGCGTCTCCGGTAAGCCTTGTTGTAACCCCTCTAATCGGTCACTAAGATTGGTTTATCGCAAAACTGAAAGCACCACATGATTCTGTACTCTGCAGTTCTTTTTCTCGCCTTGAACATCTATCACGAGGCTCGCTC